CGCTATTTCATAGCGCTGCGTACCCGCGGTGACGTAGAAATACTGATCGCCCCGCCAGGAGCGGCTGTCCTGGAAGAACTCGAACAGGACGCTCCACAGTTCCTGCTTAATGCCACGATCCGATGAGCCAGGGAGCTTTATCCTGGCATCGTTCATCAAACGGGCAACGTCGCGCGGGTTAAGTGCCATTTGTTACCTCTGCGCACTCTGCGGACCAGGGGTTCCGCCCTGGATCGGGGCAGGCGATGTGCCTTCCAGGATCGCGTGAAAAGCGCCATTAAATGTATTGGCACGGGTGTCATTCACGTCTTCCTGATCCTGCTCCAGCACCTGTGCGGTGGTGCCATAAACGAGACCAAGGCGGAACTGGGGCTCGATGTCGACGTACTCGCCGCCGTCGCCCTCCTCGAACTTCGGCACGTGGTTGCCATAGCGGGTGACGAACAGGTCAGCGCGGATGCGGCGCGCCTCAAGCAGCGCCATGTTCAGGGCTCGTATGATCTGGCCTTTGGAATAGCGGTGCGGCTCGACGCGGTCCTGCAAGAGGATGCGTACGGCCTCGTCGTAGTCCTTCACCGTTTCCAGGCTCTCGTCATCACCATCCATTTGCCACGCTCACCGTCTCAAAGAGGTTGTTACTGCCACCGGTAACACCGATCACACAGGCGTCCGTTCCGGTAGTGCCGCTGGAGGACCAGGTCGGGATCGTGCCGGTCACGCCGGTGGGGCCTGGGGCAACGACGTTCACCGTCTTGAACTGACCAGCCGGGCCGGTAGGACCATGGAAAATGTGGACGACCCGTGTGGACATGTCGGATATACCCTAGTTGCACCCGACAGTATCTATCATCCGTTAAGGGTTCGCTAATGCCTGCAAGTATGAAGTCAGACCTGTCGGGTTCTCGCGCATGAGGCCAAGTGCGGTATTGCATCGGCCGCACAGAAGCCCTCTTACCGCCCCGGTAACATGGTCGTGGTCGACGTGAAGAACTTTGTGGTGCTCCTTTTCAGGTGTTTGCGGACAAGCCGCACAGTGCCCTTCCTGCTTCGCCAGCATTTCGTCATATTGCTCTAGAGTAATACCGTAGAGGCTTTTGAGGTGCATAGCACGAACTCTCATGGGGTTGTTAGCTCGGTTCTCGCGATGCCAGCGGGCGTTATATTCACGATATTTTTCTATATTTTTAGCACGAACCCGGCGTTGGCTATCACGCTTCTTATCGGGATTTTTCTTCTGCCAATCTATAACTGACCGACGATGTTCCTCAGGATGCATTGCCCGCCATTTACGAGCCTTTTCTCGGTTCTTCGCTTGGCGATGAGCTAGTTTTTCTTCCTCAGTCATACCTGACAAGTCAGTGCGGTTTCTCATGACATTCTCCATAAATGAAAACCGGAGGGATTGTGGTCCCTCCGGCTGGAGTTGTCAAGTGCTAGATAACCTAATGGGCTAACCCATTGATTTAGCTAGCGGGCGTGACTTGGGACTGGACCAGCGCCTTTCCATCAACTATTTGGTAGCCATAAACTTGAAGCCCCCGAAGGATCTGACCAAAAGTAAGTTCGCTTCTGAGAGTCTCAACTTTACTAATCTGGCTCGCGAAAGTCAGACCGTGCGCGTGGCCAGCGAAGATAGGCCACTCTCCCGAGTTGAACTGGGCACTGTCAGTGCTGTTGTTCGGGAGCAGGTTGGAGATGTAGATCGTGAACCGATCCACCATGCCCAGCCGTCCGTTGCGGAGCATCGAAACGCTATCGCCAGACAGGTAAGCCTGACGGAGTTCCGACTGCTTAATCATGCGGCCTGCCCAAGCAGGCATCACGACCCATCGCCCGACCTCGGGGATGTTCTGCTCGTCCAGGACCTGGCCCATGCGCATGAGCACGTCGAGAAGCTCGACCTGTCCAGTTGCCGGGTTACGTCCCACGACCGACAGGGCAGAGCCCTGAGCGCCCAGGTTCAGGGAGCCGGTGATGACACCAGCCGCTGTGCCCTGGTTCGCCGCAGCCATTCCGCCTACGATACCGGCCAGCACGTCGCTGTCCACGGCAATCTTAAGCTGCTGCGCGGCGTCGTCCGACCACATCGACAGGATGTTCAGGTCGGACTGGACCTCCATCACGTCATCGAGGATCAGCGAGAAGTATTTGCCGTTCCCGATGTACAACTCGATGGTGCCGCCAGTCGGCCGATCAAGGCCAAGCAAGCCGTCCGCATCGTAGTTGTGGATGGTGATCGTCGGCTTCGTGCGGATTTTGACACGATCGCCCTTGTTCTTGATCTCGCCTTCGTAGTCCGTGTTGCTGATGGCAGCAAGGACCGTCGACGCGTAGAACTTCTCAACAAGCTTTCCCGACCAGATTTCCGGGATAAACCCAGTCGCCTGGAGCGAGTTGCCACTCGACCCTGTCGGGTAGATGGCAGGAGTGGAACCGGCAGTGGCGCCGGGGAAGCCTGAGCTAGGAATACCCATAGTCGTTTACCTCGTTGTGGGGCCTCGGCCCCGGTTAACCACGCACTCGTCCTTCCCGTTGAGCAGCGAAGATTGCTGCTTCATCCCTGGCTTTGTCCTGCTCGCGGCCCACGTAGTGCCCCTTGCGAACTCTGTCATAGAATTGGGAAATTTGAGAGCGCGTGTAGATCGGTTTGTCTATCGCAGTCGGCGTGTCTGCGCCGGAAGCGGGGTGCGCTCTGCCAGGGGCGGCTAGACTTTCCAGGGAGACCGCGGCAACGCGAGGCTGGACGACAGGCTCGGGTTGGGCGTTTGGAAGGTGGCCCGTAGCTCGTTCCTCTGCGAGGAACCCGTTGAAGAACGCCAACACCCGGGAGGAGTTTCCCTGCCGAAGGGCGTCCTGCAACAGACTACCTCTTACCTGACCAGAGTAAACATCTCGTAAACCGCACCAGATTTTGAAGCGCGGGCTCTCGTTGACCTCGTTCCAGTTGGGCAACTGGGCGGCCAGGGTCTCGTAGACGTTCTCGACCTTATTCTTCTCAAGCTCTTGATTTGTCTTCTGAACTCGCTGATCCACCTGGGCCAGCATGGGCGCTACAGCGTCGATCGCTGCGCGCTGCACCGCGTTGAGCATGTCCGGGCCGTAGTCCTTGACATCCTTCTCAGTCACGAGCCTCCGTTGGGGAACGGCGGGGGAAACGGCTCGCTGAGTGCCTTGCCTGAGGTCGTGAATGATGCGCTGGGAATGGAGCAACTCGTCGCCAAGTTCGCTCATCTGCTTCTGCATGGCAGCAATTTCGTTGCCCTGCTTGTCGAACCGGCCCTTCATGGAGTTGTAACGGTTCTCCCAGTCAGCGGGCTGATTGGGGTCAGGCTGCGTCTGGGCTGGCTGTACTGGCTGGACCGGTTCAGCAGGTTGTACTTGTACTGGTACAACAGGATCGACTTGTGTTGGTACGACGACCGGGTCGCGCACAGGGGGCGCGTCCGCGATACTGACAAGCTTGTCAGCGGTATTGTCAATGATAGCGGGTTGGGGTGTTGGCTCGGGCTTGCCGTATGCCTTGGCGTGAAGCTCTGCTGCGGCTGCGGCAGCGCGTGCTACCGCGGGAGGGACTGTAACATTCGTGTCGACGGGCGAGAGTGCCTCGGCCATGATAGTCTCCTTTTGCGCGGCTGGAGTTTACGAGCCGGGCTGTTGCGGGCGCTCAGTGAGGTGGCACTCTCTGAGGGCCTGTAATATCGCTTGGCACTGCTGAGCGTGTCCTTGGGCCACCAAAATACTTTCTGGTGGCGCGCTAGTTACTGCCACGGTAACGAGCATCGAATAGCGCTCAAATTCCCGTACAGCTTCCTCAAAGATAGAGGGCTGTATCTTTTGTAAGCGGAGAAAGGCACGCCTAATCCCCGCGGTCTGCGATGCATTATGGCGAACTGTATGGCCTTCCTGCATCAAATACCGTTCCCAGGCCAGCTACCACTGCCAAGCCCAGGAACTGCACCGCCGTCCGGTTGGGCAAGCGGAGTAGAGCCGGTCGGCATGGGGGATGCCTTCGCGTAGTTGTTGATGGAGTTTCCGCCCGGTTGCTGGAGCTTCGCGAGCGTGCCGCGGGCATTCATCCCAGCTTGCTGGGAGCCTTTGCCTGCGTGCTTTGTGATGCCACCCTTACCAATCGGGGTAAGGCTTTTCTTGAGAGGGCCCGCCATTACGACAGCCCTCCCATCGTATCTGTGTCACCCTGCCCGGTCTGGTCCATTTTGCCATACTGGGTGGTGCTGGCAGCCGCGGGCTTGATGCGCTGAGCGCCCCCCGCCCGGAGGTTGCCGGGACGAGAGCCGAGCACGAACGCCGAGGACGGCGTCCGCGTCGCTACTTTGAAGCCCTTGCCGCCTTTGGCTGAGACTTTGGCCATGAGAACCCCTTACCGGGCGCTGGTGATACCAGAACGCGCGGGCTGGGAGCCTGCAAAGCCAAACATCTTGGTCTTGCCGCCAGAGGCGAACTCCGCGCCCTTGCCGCCAGAAGCGGTGTCGTGCGCCGTGCCGCCGTCGCCCTGAGGACCAGCTTCCTGCTCGCCGAACATGTGAGTGTCGCCACCCTTGGCGAACTGTACGTCGTGCGACTTTTCAGTGGCCTCCGCACCGGCGTCGCCGCCCTTGTGCGTGTGACTGACCGGGCCGGTCTCAAGCTGGCCTTTCTTGGCCCACTTGCCGTCTGATTTGACGTTATCGCCCATAGAAAAAACCTCCGAGGTTGTGCATCTCAGATGTATAGGCTTAGGCGGTGGATAAATCCTTAACTACGGCGCAAGTAGCGCGCCCAGCGTTTTACCCCGGCATTGGGGCCGGGGCGCGGCTCGCCGCTGTCCAAACGCTGGAACATATTTCGGACACGCCTGTGCGCTAGCCCCTTGCGGGCGTTCCAGGCGTTAAGGACTTGGCGCGGCGCGGTCCGCAGAAAGTCAGACGGTTTTAGGCTCAAAATCGCTCTCCTCTACAATTTGAATGAACTCACCTTTGTACCCGAGGCTGCGCCAGTGCCTATCGACTTCCGGCGCGATATGCCAGGCCAGGTTCAGGATGGGAGCCTGCATCAGGTCCTTGGGGTAGTCCTTGTCGACCAGGATCGGGATGCGCGTACCGGGCACGTAGTGTCCCACCTTGTGGCCGCCCGGGCTCTCGTACACTGCCGTGAAATAGTGCTCGGGGAGGCCCAAAAGCCGAAGGAGAATGGCGGCGCGCCCGGGGAAACACGCGGCGCCGATCGGCCCGTTGTAGTGGTAGTTGGCCATCAGGCGGTTGCGTTTGTTCAGCTTCCAGGTCTCAATGTCCTGGGACATGTTTCGCATGCGAAACAAGAAATCATGTTCCTCCATGACGGAATGGGTAGTAGTTCCTTCGTCGCCCGGCTCCAGGAACACGCGGACGTTGCCGCCGTACCGCTGCGGGAACTGAACGTGGCCTACGTGCATGCCCAGGCGCTCGGCAATGTGCAGGAACGACGTGAGGCTGTAGGTGCGCGGATGCTCATGGTAAAAAGTGTCAAACTGGTGCTTACGCAGGATAGACCCGAGGTAGTGGTTCTCTATCACTATGACAGTGCTCTGGAGTTTGAGAAATTTGAGTGCCTCGATCAGTCCGTCGAGGTCTTCAATGTGGGCGAAGACGTTGGTGAAGGTGATGATGTCCGGGCGGCCGTAGGCGCCGACGAGGTGCATGGCCGAGTGCTGGTCGAAGAACTTTTTGTACACGTCGATGTGGCG